CCTTTAGTTTATACTACAGTTATAGTATAGCATATTTTTAGTTAAAAGTCAAGTGTTATTTAGTAGCCTTTTTTCATAGGCTTTTTCTTCTTTTTAGCTGCTTTCTTAGCTGCTGCTTTCCCTTCTTTTGTGTAAGGGTACTTTACTCCTCCGACTTTAGGCATCACTTTTTCCTCTTTTTGGTTGTTTTGGCTGCTTGTTTGAAAGCTTTTTCGGTGGGTGCACCTTTGGAACCCGGTTTACGCATCTTCTCCCCACTACCCGCAGCAATACGCTTACGTTTAGCGTAAATATTGTCATATAGACCTGCCATTACCATTTCACCTTATTTGCCCAGTACGCCGCCGAACACTTACCTTTTGCAATATTCTTTGCATGGCGAGCTTTAAATGACTTGCGTCTGGCTTTTTCTTTCTCAGACTTAGGGGCTTTACCCGCACCACTAACTCCCTGTTGTCCAAACCTAATAGTTTTAATACTACCGTCTTCACACTTAGCAACTACTACGTGAGACTTAGTGGGGTGGTTAGGAGTCCTCTTCGGCTTGTTGTAGCCGCTTACTCCTGCTCTTTCCAGTCGTGGGTCTTTCTCCCTTGGCATTATTGATTTCCTCTATTTGGCGTTTCAAATCCTCTAACTGCGCCCAACGGGGTTGGAGAAACCTGTCTACTTGGCTCAGGAGAACTTGGAGTTCTTTGTCTGTCAGCATTTTCTTTACCTTTGATTTGTCGTTCTTTCAAAAGAGTGTCTGCAACACGCATACGGCGTTCAAACTCTTTGTCTTCTGCGTCCCCTTCACGGAGGTTCCTAGTGATTGCGTTAATACGGTCAATCTCTAGCTCTATAGGTACAGCCTGTGCTTCTGCAGCCAACTTAGAAGCTCTAGCGGCAGACTCTTGAGCCTGTGCACCTAGTGCTGCTGTTTGTGACTGCTGGAACTCAATCTGCGCCTGTTGTGCTGCCTGTGCCATCTGCTGTGCTTCTGGGTTAGGCTGCATCGCTTGTTGCATTGCTGCAATAAGTTCTTCACGATTAGACAAGTTCATGTTGTCTATGATGGACTGAATTAGCGTATTGTACAACGGTGAGTCTTTCTGCATAGTCTGTAGTAGTTGTACAAGCTGTGTGACTTCGTATTCCCTTGCAATGATACCTAAGCTGCTAGTAGCGTTGAACTTGTAGTCAGCCACTGGGTAGTTCTCAGGGTCAAACTGCATGTAACGATAGGCTGCCTTCTTGACAAAAGGTATCAGGAAGGACTGCTGGAAGTTAATCAGTGTACGCTTATGGCGCTTAATGATAGCACCAAGAGACATACTAATGCCAGCAGCCGTTGCTTCTCCATTGACTGAACCCGCAATACCAGCAGAGTCCACGGCACCAGTAGCTTGTTGTACCATCTGCTGTAAAGCACTCGCTTGAGCAAACGTGATCTGGCTAACTTGTCCAAAATTAAAAGGCTGTAGTACTTCACGAGGATCTCCGTTGGTTAGAATCATCTTACCCGGACGTACTTCTGGTTTAGCACCGCGTGGTAGCCTCGTGGCGTCAATAGCCAGCATTGGGTGAATCGTAAGGCTCAGGGCGTCAATCCTAGCTCGTAACTCAGTGTCAAGAGCTTTCTGTGAGTTGTAACCTTTTTCACACACGCCACGACCCCAGAACCTTCCGGGTACTACGTCCCACGGGAAAGCAACTACAGGTCTGTCCTGCATCATGTAAGGGTTAGCCTCTGCTTTCAACAGGACTCCACCATTGGCAATCACAACTACTGCTTCTACGTACTTAGAGTTAGGCTTGCTTTCCGAAAGTTCTACTACTTCTGTTTCTTCTTCGTCTTCTTCTTTTGTAGCGTTCTCTAGTAGTTCTCGTGGCACTAAGCCGTAGTACTTCGTCAGACGAACTTTGTCGTCACTAAAGACTGTGATGTCTTGGTCAGGCTCTAAGTCAGAGTCCGGCGCTGCCGTACCTACGTACACGTCTCTGTACACGCCCTGTTCCTGCAGCAGCTCTACCTGATGTAAGCTCACGAACTCGTCAATGGCTACACCCATGGCTTCTTCAATGCTGGTGGCTACAGGGTCAATTAGGAAGTTCTGAGGCATCACGGGCTTGAGTTTAACCTTAACTCGCTCCATGATGTTGACACCGACTGCCTGTAAGTCACCACCCATGATGGGCTGTGTAGCCGGGACCATCTCTTTCATTTCCTCAATAACAACCTCACCAATACCTACGCCAAACACGGCTGCATTGATGAGACACTCTGCTACTGCTTTACGAACCTTGCAGTCCTCAAAGTCTTCCGTGAGTTTATTACGTAGGAACAACACGTCCTGCTTCTGGGAATCACCCATGTTGTCACTTACGTCAAACCACTTGCCACGTCCAAAGGTGGCTTCTTCCATCTCAGCAACATTGGACTCTACTGCTTGCTGCAACGCAGGTGATATAATTCTGGATCTTTCTGAAGCTCTGTCGGAGTCTGCAGGGTCCCAGATACCACGCCAGAGTCTGTAGTACTCGTCAAAACGTGCCTCATAGTTTGACTCGTAGTGGTCACGCCAGTCTTCACACTTGGTGATTACCCAGTCTTCAATAGATTCCTCTATCAACAAAGGGTCCTGCTCAAATATTTCACTCATATTAGTATCCTGCTACTACGTCTAAAATTTCATGTTCGTCGATTTCGTAGTCATAGTCATACGCTACGTTTGCTAGTTGATCTACGTAAGCTAAAGCATCAACCAAGTCGTCGTGAGTTAGTGGATCAGGGAATTGAAACAGTTGGTCCAAGAACCTAGAGTTCCACTCGCCTCTATTGAGTGTCACAAAGCCATTCTCAAACCTGCCCTGTAACGCCCACATCACCCTGTCAGTCTTTTTCTTGTTACTGTGGGTTAGCTCTTCAACTCTAAAGAACGTCCCGTAACGCTTCTGTAGGTCCGTTAGAGGAGACATTACTGCTTGCTTTGCTATGCCTCTTTCGATACCCACACTTACTGGTTTGTAGTCCCTGACAGCCTGAAATATTTTAGCTGCAGTTTCGTCTAAACTCCAACGACCGTATATAATGTTTTCCACGTACCAGCCATTAGGATTAACTTTTACTACTGCTATAGCTGTCTCGTCAAGCTTAGTGTTCTTAGTTCGTTTCTTGTTGACTTCTTCAAAACCTGCTAAGTCAACAGCTATGTAGTAGTCTCCTTCGCCAGAACCCTCGTCGTCAAACTTTACCCAGTCCTCTTTAAACATTTCTGACCCACGAGCTTCAAATGACGCCATAAACTCCTGACGAAACGCATAGCTAGACATAGACTTTTTAGCAGTGTTAATTTCTTCGGGGTCAAGTATTGGGTTGTCATAGGAAGTAAAGTGCCATGCTTTGTAAGTCTTGTCGTCTCCTAGTTCAGCGTACTTGTACAGTTCGTAGAAGTGGTTGCGACCCATAGGCGTACCTATGAACATAGCACAACCTTTTTGGTCAGCCAGTGCAGGTCTTAGGATCTGCTCAAATACGTCAGGCTTCATGTCTGCGTACTCGTCCAACACTAGAAACTTCAGTGACACACCACGCATAGTCTCTGGTCTGTCGGCACCTTTGAGGCTAATGGTGGCCCCGTTGATTAACTTAATCTGCAGGTTGTTAATATGACTACCTGAGATTACAGGGTGACCCAGCTCTAGCAGAGTCTGCCACATGATGTCTCTGGCCTGACCCTGTGTTGGCGCTACGTAGAACACATGGCCTCTTTCGGCCTGCAAAGCGTTCACAATCAGCATCCAAGCAGCAAGCCTTGATTTACCTGTACGTCTACCTGCTGCTACTATCTTAAATCTAGTGTCGTCAGCCCAGACTTCCTGCTGCCACGGCAGTAACTCAATGTCAAGATCCATTATTTTTCAGTAGTGTTGTACCTTCTACCTTCAAAGGTAAAAATCTTTTGTCCATTTCTTTTGGCTTTACGCTGGGCTTCTCTAAAGGCTTTAGCAGAGTCAGTACTTTTACCGTACACAGGGAAATCTTTTGGGTTGGTTCTAGGGTCTTTAGCTTTGGGTTTAGCCTCAGCTTTAGGCTTAGTAGCTTCAGAACCACCACTCATTTTACCTGCACCATAACCAGCAGCACCAAGAGTTCCTCCAGCAACTCCTGCTGTTCTTCTCATTGTTTCTCTGTTAGCTCTTTGGCCAGCTACAGCTTTTTTTACTTTAGACTGACCGGGAGTTGGCTTAGTAACCATGTCTTTGCCATGCTTACGTGCTTCATCTACTGCTTTTTTACCAAACTTTTTAATAGCTTGTGTTACACCTTGTCGTCCAATAAAAGACAAAACTGCTGCGGCTGCGACTGGGACTGGCATTTTACACTCCTAGTGAGTTAGTTGTAGTTGTTTAAGAAAGAAGGTTGATTTACTAAGTTAAAAGTAAAGGCTACTTCCATGTCTCCTGAAGATGCAGCCTGTGCCTTAACTACTTCTCCCTGATGTAAAACAAATATAGGTGTTTCTGATTGACCACCTAAGATTTCTCTGTTTCCTGATCCTATCGAAGTACCTTCAAACAAGTACATTTGGTCTACACCAGCACTGTTTTCCCACCACAGGTCTATACTGTTCGTGCTGCCGCCGTGGTTTGCAACAAAGATATACGTGATGTGTAAAGTAAAACCATTGGGGATAGTAAGAACTGTTGTCTCAGCGGCATCAGTCAGTGTCTTGTGCTGTGTGAAAAACATTAGGAATATACCCACATTACAGGAGTTGTACCACGTGTATCCACATGGACAAAGGACTTAGAAATGCCTATGCCCGTGAAGCCAAGGGCTAAAGCCTGCTTAACTATGTCGTATCTTTGGGATGCACTGGTGGCTTTGATGTCTGCTGCGATGCCTTGGGCATGGGTCCCCGGAACTTCCTTGGCAGCTTCAATAGGATGTTCTATGGGGTGTCTATAACCGCTTGT